AATGAATCGGGATCACGATAGTTTTCAACATTGTTGATCTGCTCAGCAGAAGCAACAGCATCGTCCTGACCACCCAAGATAACACCAAAGTTGGCGTCTTGAGCCAAAGCACCAGAAGTGCCAGCGCCAGTACCCTTAGCAGGTAGCGAGTTTGAAGTATATACACGGAAGCCGTGCAAGTTATTCAAAACAAGACCATTTTGTAGTCCAGCACCGCCGAAGTCTGCATTCAACATGCGACTGTCTTCGTCTTTGAGCATCTCTACGAACACTGGGTCAACAACTAGCCATCTACCACGTGCGTCAACGTTAGCTGTGTCCATCTGGCGAGCCATACGTGCAACAACAGTCAAAGGAGACACAGTTGCAGATGACAGGGCAGTTGCACCAGGCAAACGTGGAGCCAATGGAATTGAGTCACCAGTTGCGTAGGCTGTTGAAGCTGAGTCAGCAGAACCCAACTGACCAAAATCAGTAGCGTCCAAGTGATTCACTTTCAAAAATTCACCATCAAGCTCACCAGCAGTTGGGTGCTGTGCATCACCAGAGGTAGATGTAATCAGCGCACCTGCAGAGGTGAAACCAGACATGTATGACAGCACTTCTGCATCCATTGTGTCAGCCATTTTAAATGCTGCACGATCAGATGCCAAGCGAACAAAGTCTACATTGGCGAATTGCTCTTCAATGTCATCCATCTTGAAGGCAAAGTAGTTTGCTTTGTCGATGGTCAATGAAAAGTCAGAGTCATCAAGCTTCTCAACAGAGATGTTTGTATGACGCTGTAGAGCATTAACAGTTACGTCTGGCTCTTTTTGGATGCGAACAGTGTCGCCTTGGTTTGCAATCTCACCAAAATATGAGTTGTTGGTAATTGCGTTAGTGACAGCAGAGCGCCGTAGAGCAATCTGTGCCTGTTTGGAGTAGATAATCGGAGAGAAGTTTCCGTTAAATCCACCCGATGCGGATGTAATAGCCATAATGGTTTCCTTTCAATGATATGGCGTTGATAGTAACACTATACCCACTTGAAAGAGGCCTTCTGTGCTAGGGTAGTCAGCTTTGCTTTAGAGATGCCTCTCTGTAAGCGCTGGGCCTATACGTCAGGGTGAGTCTTATATTTGTGGCGATTGTGCTTTTCATAAAGCATACACACACTTTAATATATGTGTATATGCTATAGTTTTATCTATGATAATGCTAATGTCAACTACTTCTTTGACATATCATAAATAAATTTACCAGAGCGCTGGGCGTCTAATATCTCATCCATACGCTTCTCGTATTCTTTAATAGACATTTTAGCTACCATAGACTCACTAATGTAGTTAGATGAATCGTCTGGGTTAGGTGTAGATACCTTTTTAGCTTTTACAGAAGAAGCAGCATTTTTATCACTGCTAGACTGCTTCATTGTCTTGATGCCTTTATCTATTTTGTATAAGTCTAATACACGAGCTACTGATTTAGCATCGTCTGTATTCTCATATAAAGCATCTTGTACCCACTTAGGTTGTTCTTCTGCCCAACTATGGAATGCATCATCTTCGCGGATCTTTGCGAAGTCAGGGTGCATATTAAGTAGCTCCACTTCTGCCTTTTCTTTCTTGGCTTGTGTACGCATACCTTCTATTTCTTGTAGTCGCGTATCTAGGTCAGAGGCTCGTTCATTAGCTTTCTTATCTGCAATAGCTTCAATGATGCCAGCTACGTCAGGGTATTTCTTAGTCCAAGCATCAATCTCTTCTTCTGACTTAGGTAGTACAAGCTCATTCTTAGCAGCTAAGTCTAGTTGACCTTTTAGTTTCTCTAACTCCGCTTTATACTCTGCGTCTTTCTCTTGCATGTACTTACGAATATCAGAGTACCGCTTCTTAAAGCTTTTCTCTTCTGCGCTTAGATCAGCATCATCCTTTGTGGGTGCTTCTGCTTTCTCTGGGGCTTCTTCTTGTTTGGTATCACTTGTTGGTGATACTGTGGATTCGACAGGCTTTGGGCTACTGGATTCCTCTTGAGTAGCTTCTTCTGTTGAGGCTTCTTGCTCTTCATCGTCCTGTTTTATGCCAGCATCTTTTAAAAGCTGAGCTAACTCCTGTTCATCTCTCTGTACGCGAGACATATTACGCATATGTGATGCAGATTCAACTGCAATAGTTTGGGCTTCCGACATTTCTTACTCCTTTATGTTGGGGCCAGCCTAAGCTGGGTAGCCTTATAGTTATTTATTGTCGTTTATTTATTACTTCTTTTTCTTATTCATTAAGCCGCCTTTGGCTCTTTTGTTAGGATTATTGTCTTGTGCAGTGCCGCCTGATGGACGCCTAGAAGGCCTAATAGACGTTTTAGGTGCAGCACTACCTTTTCTAGTTGCTTTACCCTCTTTAGCAAGCCTTTCTGCAAAAGAAGATCTATCATCTTGTTTGCTACCACTTGCAGTCGTTGCTTTAGCAGGTTTATGATCAGCTAAACTCTTCTTTGCCTTCGTTCCTGTGCCACCTGTACGTCTTGCACCGTGAAAGCTATCACTTAATGATGGCCCTTCATAGCTATCGTCAATCTGATCTCCTGCCCATGTATCTAAGAAATTAACTACCCCATCATTATTCATATCATTAAGAATACCGCCACCGCCTAATACACCGCCGCCGCCAAGAATACCCTGACCCTCATCTTTTCCGCGTCTAGTCACACCATCAAATAGCTTTTGTATCTTGGCTTTTTGTGCATCATCATCTGTTGCTCTGTAGCGTTTTTCTAACTCTCTAGCTACAGCAAAACCTGTGGCGCGTTTACCTATTTGTGCTATAAGTCCTACAGGCCCAGCAAAAGTACTAAGACCAGCAAAAGCTTTATTTATCTTTGGATTACCTAAATTAGTAGCTAACTCAAAAAGCTCTTTATCTCCATAGTCTTCAAACTGTTTTGCTGCTTTATTAACGTTCTCTAATTCTCTATTAGCTTTATTCTGCTCTTCATTTGGCCTAATATTAGTGGACTCACCTGTTGCAGGGTTTTCTACAGTTATCTCTGGAGATTTATAATTCTCAGATACAACATAACCTGCGTCAATCATAGCTTGGGCTGCTGCATCTGGTTTACCATCAACAAAGCGTAACGAAAATGCCGCCCCTGTTTTTGGGTCACGATATTCTCTATACTCGATATTATCAGCCATAAAGTTTGTTTCAAATATAGAAGAAACGTCAGGTATAACAGGTGTAGTTACGTCTCCACCCTCATTGTAACCTTTTAAGTACCCACCGTCCTTCATATTGACCATAGGCTGATCTTCTGCGACTGTCTGTAGCTCAGAGATGTCAAACGGGAAGTCTTCATCCTCTGGCTCAAACATCTCCATACCCTCTGGTGGTAATGGCTCTCCACCTATACGACCATTGGCTTCCATCTCAGCAAAGCCTTCTTTGGCTTGTGTACGGAGATCCTCAAAGAATTTAACACCATAGAAGCGTACAACATCAGCAGGTACAACATACTCGCCTTCACTTAGTTGTGCAGGGATATCATCACGTACCTCTTCTGGTAGTGAGCCTGTAGGTACTTCATTACCTGATACAGGATCTACATCTTCTACTGAGCCGCCCAGCGCAAAGGCCATTTGAGTCTGTTCATCCATAGCCATTCCACCTTTGTTAAAATTTGCTTTAACGCCTGTGACTTTATTCTCAAACTGAAATTGAGGATCGTCAGGAGTTGTCTTTTTTGCTTTTTTAGCAAATACTAATGGGCCTACTTGCATTACCTGCTCAGCAGAAACAACAGGCATACCATCAGCTTTATCATAGAAGTAAGAAGCTCTATAAGGATTCATACCTACCTGTACCCACTCAGGATCATCAAATAGATTCTCTACTGTCTTATAAACATCTTCTGGGTCCATATTCTGCCACTCACCTTGCATTCTAGCAATAGTAGTTTTTGCTGAACCTGTGGCAATCTTTGAAGCTGCTAATGGATTAGTGGTGAAATTTACATTGTTAAGAACGGCAGACTGACCATAACCTACCGTTTTACCGTCTTTTACTGAACCATCGTGTAGTGATACAACCCAAGTATCTGAATTATTATAAGCAGGTATATCTAGTCTAGAAGAAATAAGTGTACCATCTTCAATAGATTTATTTACACCTAAAACACCCTTCTTTGTTTTCCTTGGGTCTGTAGCGTGTAAAGCCTTTACAACCTCTTCTTTTGTTGGAAACTTTGGCATCTCCGTAATAGGCTTGATAGGTTGTCTCTCATCTGAGAGCTTTCTAAACTCTTCTGATGTTATTTTACCCTCACGAAGATTGGTAGCTGCAGCAGCCATTTCATCGTCTGGTGGTATTCTAAACTTATCTTTTGCGTAGTTTTCTGCCTTCCAATCAGCTAGGTCTTTTTCGGAAAAACCTAAATCATCTACAGCGTCAGAAGTAGCATCCAAAGTAAGAGGTCTGGGTTTTGAGGGTACTACTGTAAAATCGTCGCTATTTACTCTGTCTTTTAATTCAGTATAAACTTGCATTGGGGAAAAAGTTTTATCTCCTGCAGCAATACTGTTCTCAGCAGCAACTTGCTGTAGCTTTTCAGCAAAACCTTCTCCAAAAGCAGGTTCGTTCATAAGATCAACAGCAGACTGTGTTACTGTTTTATTATTTATTCCTGCAGGAGTATCTGCAATCATGTCTACTTTTGGTAGACCTGTTCCAACTTCACCCTTTAACCTAATATTGCCACCCATACTACCTAACGCATTGGGATCAACCTCAATACGCTTTGCAGTCTCTGCAGCCTTTTTAGCACCAGCCCTTATCGCATTAGCTGCAGCATCACCCAATCCCGGAACAAGCCCTACAAGAGCAGCCCCGCCTAGTGCACCCGCGAGAAAGTAATTAGGATCTTCTTTGTTTAATTCATCATATACTTCTTTAGCTGCCATAGCATCACCAATGATAGGTGTAGCTGATGCAACAAAAGTAGCTGCGTCTTTAAAGGATAAGTCAGTATTGACTCGTGGGGCATCTTCAACAGCTTTAGCAGCCTCTGCTGCCCAGCCTAATGCTTCCTCAGTCTGTTTACTTACTAAATCCATTGACTGTCTCCCTGAGTAGCTTTAATCGTCTAAGCACACTAATGGCACCCTGTGCTCTGTGTACCTCTACAGGTGTATCCGCATTTTCGATGATTCTATGCTGTATAGTGACTAGATCATCAATATGTGCATAAAACTCTTCGATAGCTTGCTTATTATTTACAAACTGTTTAAGCGACATTACCAGTAAACCCTTGCTCATCTGGTGTTGGGGCTGTACCTATACCCATCTGCGAACCACCGCCACCAGACGTATCAGCTACGCCCTGTGGGCCTTGTCCTTGAGGTGGAGCACCCTCTGGTGCTGCAACACCTTCTGGCCCTGCAGGGGGCTGTGAGGGCTGCTGAAAGCCCTTCAAGATCTCAGCTTGAATAGCCGCATCCTGCATGGAGTTAGTAACCTTGTCTGGGTCAAGATCCATAGACTTAGCAATCTCACGAATAATGTAGTCCATCTTAGCAAAAGGTGCTAATACTGGATTCTGTGCAACCTGTAAGAATTGCATCAAACGCTGTGACCGTACTTCGTTAGCCATCAAGCTCTCTGTACCAGACGCACGTACCTCTAGATCACCTTTAATCTTTTCATCAAAGTCAAACTGCATGTTAAATGCAAAGAATGCTTTACCTAGAGGACGAATCAAGTAGTCATCCACGTTCTTTACTACAGTACGGATAGAGCCGTTGGCAGCAGACATAAGCATACTAATACCAGAAGCGGTACGACCAACCCCAGATACGCCTGTTTGACCATGTGCAAAAGATGGAAATCCAGTTGACTCATCAGCCAAAACCCTTGCTTTATCAAATAGTTGCATGTTTTCTTGTGCTACGTTAGGAAACTTGGTGCCGAAGATGGATTGACCCATTGCACCCCCCTGACGCCTAAACACTTTTCCGGGGTACACAGATAAGTCTTGGCCCGGCACCATGTTTGTTTCGTCAACCTCAATGATTAAGTTTCCACTTAGTGCAGCATTATCAATAGCCATACGCATAAAGCCATTCATAAGGGTTTGAGTATCATCCATATTCTCTGCAATACCTACACCAAAGAAGCTGTAGGGGTTATGCTCGTATGGGGTAGCATAGTAAGGTATACGTGATGGCTTGAACGGGTTTAGTACCATACGCAGTACTTCACCATTACAGATCCATACGTTAGCACTTACTTCATCTAAGTCTTTCATAGAAGTAGGTATCTTAATACCGTGCTCTTCTAAGATGTCTGTATCTACAAAACCCCAAAATTCTAATACTTCCCAACGCTCAGACTCAGCATGAACCTGATTGTCTTCCATAGTCATTTCCCAGTGCTTCTGCACATAGTCTGGGCCTTTGGCTACTGCCATATCAATAGCATCATCCATAAAGTATGGGCGTGTCTTGAGGGAGCGTAGCTGTGTACGTGACATCTTGTGACGCTCAATGGTATACTCAGCATCATCCATAGATGTAGCTTCTGGGTCAGGGTAGAAATTCCACACACTTACATGATTACACTCAGGTACAGTCTTTATAAGTGGGTCATAATCACCTTGGTCATTCCAATTAGGATACTCTTTATCTACAGCAAATGGGCCTTTCATAACGCCCATACCAAGAAGAGCCATCTCAAATGCCATAGAGCGTAAATGCAAAGAAGCACCAGACTCATTTAGCTGGTCATGGATCTTCTTTTCCATTCGTTTAGCTGCAACCATAGCAGGGTGAAATGTAACAGTGGTAGGCGTTGTGCCATCACCTTCGACAACCTTTTCTGATACGGATTCTAACTTGTCGCTGAGCGGCCCTAAACGCTGCTTTAGATCTGCGAGCGTTTCTCCGGGTTTTAGCTTCTCAGTACCATCAAGTAAGTAGGGCCGTGAAGGCTTGTCTTGTGTTACACTTTTAAGTGCTTCACCTGCTGCTGCGGCATTAGGGTCAATGTTGATGTGTACTGATTCAGCAACACCATCAGGTAAAATAGATGGGTCTACTGACATAGGAAACTTATTGTTACCAAACAAAACGTCAACAATCTGCCCATATGCAGCTAAGGTCTTAGTCTTCGTGACTTTAACAAATACACGAGACTTTTCTGTGTCTGTAAACTTTACGTCAGGCCCGTACAAACCACGATAGTTGCGGTAAGCACGTAGCCACCTATCTTCATCACTTCTGCGAGCATCTTCTGCCCTGCTAAAACGTTCATCAACAAAGGATACAATGCTAGATTTAGCTTCAAAGATGCTATCCTCTGCGTCCTCTGCAGCTACAACTTCATCTGTATCAAAGGTTACTTCGTCAATATCTGCCATGTTTTAGTATCCAAATGTTGTGTCTTGTGCTTGAAAGCCCTGATTTGGTTTGTCAGGAGTATAATCCCATATACTTCTACTACGGGGTCTAGTCATAACGCCATAACGTAGGGCATCATATAGGTGATCTTCTGCTTTAGTATCTACATCCTCTGGGTTCTTTTTATCTAGAGGTATAATAGGTATTTGCGCTAGAGTGTTTGTACAGTTACTCATAAAAGCAAGTCTTGGCTTCTCAGTAAACTCATCTACCTGTAGACGCCTATGTATTTCGTTCTTACCTGCTACACGAGAGCCTCTAGATCTATCAGAAGGACGCCAACGGCAACCCTTCATGTTCATCTGTTCAGCCAGTGATGGCCCAGTATCACCACGGTTGTGCCATAAACTAGAATCCAGAACGCCATATCGCATACCACCATCATTAGCTTCCGCTTCCAGTATCATATCAGCTAAATCAGAAGCTGTAACTTTAGAACAATAAAGCTCCCTGTAAACGATAAGCTGTTCGTCGGGAGCGACAGTAAACCATAAAACTCCTGTATAACTACCGTAGCCGTAGTCGCAAGCTCTAAACTTAACCCAGTTGTCTGGGATTTCAAAAGGGTCAATGACATGAAGGGATCTGTTAAACTCTGGGAAAGCTGCTCCTTCATTGACATCCCAATTACCCTCTAATAGTTGTTTTCTTTGGTGCTCTGGTAAAGACAAAAGCATAGCTTCGTAGTCACCAGTATCGGCTAGGTATGGGTTGTCAAACAGACTAGCAGGTATAAACCTACGCTTAAACAGAGGTTGACCCTCTTTGCTGTGGCCTCTAGGGAATGTAATAGTATCCCCTGTTTCTATGTTAGTTGCCCAAAAAGCTTTATTAGCTGGTGCAGGGTCAATAAACATCTTTTTAACCCAACTATGACCGCTGCCACCAGGGTTAGTTGTAGCACGAATGTACAAACCTAAGTCTGTACTATGGGCAGACCTCAAGCGACTTCGCATATAATCGAACGCATAAGGGGTAGGCCACTGCGTTAGCTCGTCGAAGCCTATCCAGTTAAACGCCTGACCTTGGTAACGAGTAACGTCCATATCTTTATCAAGATACGACATCCAGAGCCTACCACCTTTCGGAGTAGTCCACTGACTTTTACGCTCAGACCACTTAATGCCCGGAACAGCTTTAGGATAAAGCTCTTGGCTTTTCTGAATAAGCTCACGTAATTCCTCTGTAGTATGTCGTACAAGTAACCCACTAAAGTTTGGATCATTTAAACCATGTAAAGGGTCAGCAAGCATTGCATAACTCTTACCGCCACCTGCTGCACCACCATATAGTACCTCACGTTCAGAAGCGCTTAGAAAGTCTGTTTGAGGGCCGGGGTTTGGCTTGAATACCACATCCTGTGCTACCTCAACATCAAACTCTGCAGCAACTACTTGCGCTGGTACAGTTTCTTTTGGTGTGATAACTGCAGCCTCACTCTTCTGAGTACGCTCCGATACAACCTTTTTCGAGCCTCTCGATTTCGGATAACGCCGTTTCGAGCCGCTTGGCAAGGTTCCGTTTAATTGTAGCAGCTTTTTTACGTCTTCGCTCAATATCTATTCTCTGTCTAAGACCTGCATGTGAGATGCTACGTCCAGTTTGTTTTGTGAGCCAATTAGCTACATCTCTGTAACTATACTGTTGAAGATGACGCTTTGCAAGCTCTAAGGCCTCTAACTCAAGAGGTACAGGCTGTAATAAGCCTTCGTTGTCAGGGTGTATCTCATAACCAAATGGCGGCTTCTTAGATAGTCTGGCTATAACGTGCCACTCTTTCTCTTTGCCGCGTTTTGGTTTAGGTAGCTCCCAATACTCTAAGTCTCTGCTTATGTGCTTTGGTCTTACTATTCGTTAGTACCTTCTTTTGGCGGTAGATAAAAGACGCCACCACTTGAGGTAACATCAACTTTATCTACTTTACCAAGTCCAGCACGATCAAGCAAGTCTTTAGCGGCACTCATCTTATCTTTTATCCCAAGCTCTGTAGGGTCAGACAAAGCCTGTACCATAGCCATTGCAGCTTTAGGCGCTGTACGGGCGAAATAAGATCTTGTAGCTTCTCCAATTTCATCTTTAAGTGCCTCCACTATAATGCGAGTTGGTGTGCCGTTACTGTAACCTGCCAACTTCTTGGCAAGCACAACATCACCACCAGCATCATCGAAGAGTACTTCTAGAAACTTTTGTTGGTTTTCTGTGAGGTTTCTTGCCATATGAAGTTGTCCTTTATAGATAGGCTTGCCTTATAGTTTTATGAAGTTTTACTACAAAAGCAAGCTTTATTTTTATTTAAGCCTCTGTTAAGACCAGAACCTGTCTGCCTATCTGTATCACCAGATGATACGTGAGTAAAAACTGTAAGGCTAAGAATAACAGGAATGCTGTTTCTTAACCTCACTTATACTCACCGTATACACGATTGTATATCTCACCACGAGAAATACCTATATCGTGTAGCTCTTTATTAGACATATTCTTTAAAACCCAGTAGTCTGCTCTACGCTGCTGGTGATTTTGAATACGTGTCAGTAAATTCTTAAACATTGCACTATCTCCTTATGTTGTGTGCATGGAGATAGTTATACTTATATGTTAGCGCTATAGTAGATACAAAAAATGCATACCAGCTATCTATTAGGGTTATAGTGTTCCTGTACTGCAATGGTAACACCTATATCACCACCGCCATTAAAACAAGTTATCTTATCACCTGCGTGTAGATACAATCTATCAGAGGTGATCATGTTGTACACATCATTACCTGAAATAGATTTATTATTTATAATAGTGTAGTAGGCATTATCTTCCGCATGATACCACTGAATAGAAATGTTGTCTGTCTGTGAAGCCCCATTACTTACATGTAAAAACGTCACAACACCATCAAAGTTAGTAGGACAAGTGTATAATACATTACTACTTGCCCCACCAGCAGTAGCTGTAACTGGAATACTTTTAGTAGCTGTATTATAAGGGAGTGATGACATTACGCTTCCTTAGCTTTCTTATTCTTAGGAGTAACAGCTTTCTTTACTTTATTGAAGATACCTGATGCCTCTGCATCCTTACAAATCTGAGTAACGTTAGGGTCTTTACTTTGCACGTTACCAAAGCGATCCTCACCTGCAGCTTGGTTGCCATTAGCATCCCAAACCATGCCATCACCATCAATAGTGTAACCTGCAGCATTAAGCTGCTTCTTATACTTATCGTAATACTTAGCCATTAGGCTTTACCACGCTTAACAGGATTCTTTGCTGGAACGTCTGCACCACAAGCTAAGCCACCGTGCTTAAAACCCTTTCTAGCCATACCACCGTAGGCCATACCTTTTTTCTTCTTAGCCATACCACCATACATGTAGCCCATCTTCTTAGCTACTTCTGGTGCTTCTTTCTTTAGTGCTGCCATACCAGCATTCATTGGTTTCTTTCCCATATCGCCACCTTTTGCCATTCCTGTTTTATGATAACCTGTACCCCCACAATGAGAGCACCCTTTGCCTTTACACTTTGGACAAATCTTCTTTGCCATTATTTTTTAGCCTTTTTCAATAATCCACCCTTATTCATCTGACGTTTTTTAGCTACAGATAGGGTTCCTCTATTTATAGAGCTTGCTGTATCACCTATTTTAAACATACCGCCGCCGCCAGATACTTTAGGTTTTCTTGCTTTATTTTTACCACTAGGTGTCACAGTCTTTTTCAAGTAGTTTTTAATCTGATTTGCTTCACCTCTGGCTTGTGCAACAACTTGGGGGTATTTTAGGTTATTTTTCTCTGCATAACCTATTATTTTATGCTTTAATTCTTTTGCATTATAGCTTTTACTACCTTGTATATATGCATCAAGTAACCACTTAGGAGTCTTTTTTCCAGTGTAGCGCTCTTGAAACTCTCCTATTTTAGGGGGTCTTTTATCAGCCATTACGCATTCCTCTTTCTGCCTGATGCAGTCACTGACCACTTAACTTTCTTAGGGCCAGTTTTCTTAGCGGCCTCTTTCTTACTTATCCTACTAGCTACTGCTTTAGGTCTACATGCAGGGTAGGGTCTACCTGAGTCATCACTACCTGATCGACCACATTCTTTGCCTGTCTTTACGTCTGTCCACTCTTCACCAAACCACTTACCTAAGCCACCCTTATAATAACCTCTACGGCTCTGTATTAGGTGGGCAGTCTTACGTGACTTTGTTTTTGCTTGAGCCACTATATTTGCCTCCCCTACGTTTGTACTCTTTAACTAACCAGGCCGACCCATAAGCGCTAGGCCATGTTTTAAACTTCTTTTTAGCTGCTGCCTTTACAGACGCATAGAGTTTTTTGTTAGTTGGTGTAGCCATACTTATATTTTTCCTAAATAACTCAACAGAATTAGTAACGCAAACCCACAAACAAATAAGAGTATTAGACTTATACCACCATAAATAAGTATATTCTCTACCATCTTCTGCGTTTTCTTGCGTTTCTCTTCTCGTTCCTTCTTATTACGTACACGTATCTCTTTGCGTAACTCTACCAATTCGCCCCAAGCGGAGAAGCCGCGTGTAGCTATGACAATCTGCCTTAGCTCCTCTTCCATGTCTTCGGCTTTTTTACGGGCTACAAATGTAGATAAAGCTTCCTCATTTGAATTAGCAAAGACACTATCTCTTTTCTTGCTGTGATCATCCTTAATGTCATCAATTGCTTGGAATAAACTACCAATGTCTTTAGCTAAAGATGTT